CGCACGAAAGTGTAAAGAGTTCTCTTGGCAACCTCAGCCGGAGTACCTGTTAGTAAGCCTGTGGATGTTACCTGCATTCCTGCGGGTAGGCTCCCTGCAATCACGGAGTAAACTATGGCCGTTGAATCACCAGGAAGAACAGGATCATTCGCTTCTAGTTGTAGCGAAAATGATGCTTGTTCATCTATAGATGCAATTTTACCTGCTGTGGTTGTCCACACTGGTGTTGCCATTGAAATACTCCTTACGCAGGTATTTATGGGCGATTACCGAGTATTATTCTGTGTACGAATCAAGTGTTCGAGATGCTGTTGCAGACTTTCCTTCTCTATCTTGTCAGTAGCACGTCGTATGGCCTCTTCCAAACGTTTGATTTCAGAAAAAGGGGTCTTATGTCTATTACGGTCGTTGTAATGTTTTCTCATATTGCGTTGTGCAAGACGGATCTTATTGTGTTATTATGCTTGATCGTAGAACGGTATAACTCTTAAAGTTCCACCTATCTTGATCTTCATATATCCAGTTGGCTGTGCAGGTATTGCCGTTGCACTTCCTGCCGAACCTACAGTGGTCTGCGTTGGAGTGTTGAAATCTACAGTTCCTGTACCTTGAGTGTTTATTGATAAATCACCGTTGGACGTATCTATTTCTAATTTGTCTGTTCTAACCGTTGTTGCTTCCATCAATGTGAAGTTGGCCTCAGCGGCAGTAAGTTTTACACCTGTTCCACTGACAGTAACGTTTTGACCTGTTGCGGCAGAAAGTGTAATTCCACCTGTCTGTGCAGATAAAGTGTTTCCATCAAGTCTTAGATTGTCAACGTTTAGTTGACCTGTCGTAGTCTGTGTTCCTGTTGCTGTGATAGGACCAGTTAGCACAATCGCTCCTGTTCCTGCAGGATCAATAACGACGTCACCATTGGTATCTGTTGAAATTGTTCCGTCAGCAAGTATGTTCAAATCTCCAACGTTCAAAGTGCCTGTTGTCAACGAACCGGTCAATGTTTGGTTAACACCTGTAGCATCACCACCAATGTTCAATGCACCACTGATATCAGCAGATGCTGAATTGACAGCGCCTAGTACATTTACACCTTCACCGAAAGTGACTGCACTTGAGTCATTGCTGACAATCTTCGTTCCAACAGCATCCATTTCAAGAGTGATCGAACCAAGCACTAAATTTCCAATGCCGGACGGATTGATTGTTAAGTCGGCGTTTGATCCGTTACTTGTGATTTCGTTTGTAGTCAATGAACCTGCTGTAAGCAAACCATTAACAGTAGCACCACCTGATAGTGTTGCGGCTCCAGTCACACCCAAGGTTGTTGAAACTGTTGCGGCGCCTGCCACTGCCAAAGTTGATCCATTAAAAGTTAAGTTGGCTTCACCTTGCACTGCGTTTGCACCTGTTACCGTTGTGATTGTATTATTTGTTGTACCCGTCAATGCCGCCTTTGTGTCTGCATAGGCCTTAATGCTTTGTTGTGTTGCTAATTTTACAGCACTGTTTGACGCCATGTTGTCTTCGTCTTTGATGCCGGTTACTGTTGCACCATCACCGGCTATGCTCAATGACGTGTTGGCCGCTAATGCACCGCCAATGGTACCTGCCGCGGCTACAACTAATGCACCGGTTGTCTGTATATTCTCTGCTATTGTAATTTGTGTAGAATCATCTGAACTAATTGTAGTTCCGTTGAATTTTACTGCACCTAAATTGATACTTCCTGTTCCATTAGGAGTAACTGTGATGTTACCATTAGTGACCCCAGTAGTAATTGAGTGAGTGCTGACGTCTAGGTTACTGTCTAGAGTGGTTAGGTTATTGTCTGCACCGTATAATTCGTCAAAGTTGCTGTTAATTTTGTTAAATGCTGTTCTTAACGGATCACCTGTTCCGTCGTTTGCACTTGTTCCTATGCTGATAGATTGTTTTGCCATTGTTTAAGTTCCTTGTTATGAGAATATTTATGATTGATTTTATAAACCAAATGTAAAATTATACGTCAACTGACACACGTTGGAATTTGAACACAGTGCTATTGCTCGTGATGTTCGTTGCCAACAATCTCACATTACCATCATCGATATCTGCTGTGAAAGTGCATAAAGGTACAGAGTGATTGGTTGTTGAGCCAAACACAGTCAAGAAAGCCGCTGTTGTACTGTCATCACTAGGTCCGTGTACAACACTTGCTTCAACAGTCTCGAATCTACTGTTGGTTGCATCAGAGATCGAAATAAAGTATCTAGCACTTCTGTAAGTGGCTGTTGCAAATGAGTCAACAACAGACACAGCTGACGTGGCCACAGTGGCACTGTTGTCATTGATGTCTGAGTGGTTAAGAGTTGCACTTGCAGTTGCAAATCCTAGATTTCCGTTTCCGTCTGTTTTTAATAATTGATTGGCACTTCCATCTGATGTGGGGAAAACTAAACCGCTTATAGAAACTGAACCTGTTCCATTGCCTGATAATTCTAATGCAGAGTTACTTTCATTTGTTGTAATAGTGTTGTCAGCGATAGTAACACCATCTATTACCATACTTTGTGTAGTTGCAAGTGTTGTGAAAGTACCCGCCGCAGGAGTTGTTGCACCTATTACAGTGGCATCTATTGTTCCGCTGTTGATGTCTGCCTTTGCCAACACAACCTGTCCTGTTCCGGCTGGAGCAATCACAAGGTCTGAGTTAGACTGTGTAGTTTTTATCTCATTATCTGTTATATTAATATTTGAGTCAACAGTAAGGCTTGAAACAATCACCGATCCTGTTCCGCCTGGTGCAAGGTTGATATCTGCATTGGAACTTGATCCGATCGTGTTGTCATTGAAAGTAAGATTGTCAATTGTTGTTATGCCTACTAGGTTTGTGGCACCATTCACAGTCAGCTGGCCGAGTGTTGTCAATGCAGATTCAACATTTAAAGTTGAACTCAAGACAGTTGCACCATTCAAAGTAGTTGTGCCTGTTACATTTAAAGTACCGCCGACCGACAGTTGATCATTTATGTTGATTGTAGTGGAATCATCTGAACTGAAACTAGTTCCGTTAATTTTTATTGCACCGAACACAACTGAACCTGTTCCGTTTGGTATAAGGTTAATGTTATCGTTGGTCCTTGTTCCTTCAATTCTGTTATCGTTGATGTTTATTGCAGGTAAACGTATGGATCCTGTACCGTTGGCAGACAGCACCAAATCATCATTAGTCCTGTTAGCCGATATGTTGTTACCCGAAACGGTGATGTCACCTGAAAACAATGGTGATGCGTATAATTCTGCGAACATAGTGTTCACATTCTGCATAGCGGATCTTAACGTATCACCTGTTCCGTCATTAGCGTTTCCGCCAACATTTAAATTTATTCTTGCCATTTTTATACCTTAATAAGTCTTTTCACCATTTTAACCACTTGGCTGTTAGTGTTATTTACTGTTCCTAGCAACCTAATATTGTCACCACTTACATCAACAGTCAAATCAAGAGGCAAATAACCGTCTGGATCATTCGTTACCAATCCATAAGCACTCAGGAACCCTCCTGATGTGTTATGTGTGACATTTACGTCGACTAAACTGAACCTGCTGGCCGTGGTGTCTGAAATCTGTAGGTGATATTGAACCGATCTATATACTGTTTTGTTGAATGTATCAATCACCTGCGGTGATGACGATGCACCAGATATAGAAGCTGTACCATCTGACATGTCTGTGTTATCAAACAGGACAGGAGATGAGAACCAATTTAGCACGCCACTGCCGTTGGTCTGTAATACCTGGTTTCCTGAGCCATCTGCATTTGGGATCCTTATTCCGTTAACAAAAACATATCCAGATCCATTTGCTCTAAATTCTAAAGTATCATTACTGATTGTTGCTGTAATTTCGTTGTCAAATATTGACAATCCACTAGATGTAAGTTCATTGCTAGGGGTCAAAGTAATTGTGCTGAAAGTACCAGCGGCAGGTGTCGTTGCACCTATTACCGTGCTGTCGACTGTTCCTAGGTTCATGTCAACTTTAGATATTTGGACAGATCCTGTTCCGTTGGCTGATAGAACGAAGTCATCATTAGAACGTGTTACTTTCATAATATTGTCTGTCAGATTGATGCTTGAATCTATGGTAATGTTAGAAACGTTCACGACTCCCGTGCCTCCCGGAGTTAAATTTAGGTCAGCGTTTGAACTTGTGGCTATGATGTTGTCATTGAATGTTAAGTTGTCCACTGTGGTAGTTCCTACAAATGATGTAGCACCAGAAACGGTAAGACTGTGTAATGTCGCCAAGTCTGAAACAGCAAGAGTTGAGCCAAGCACTGCGGCCCCCGTGGTTCCGTGTGTTCCATTTGCGATCAATCCACCGCCTATCAAAACGTTTTCATTCATCTTCACCTCCGAAGAATCAATTGCACTGATTGTGGTTCCACTAGTGAACCCGATGCCGTCTATCACTACAGAACCTGTACCGTGTGGTGACAACACTAGATCGCCGTTAACGGCTCTTGCTTCGATGTTATTATCATTGAATGTGATTCCAGGGGTTACTATTCTGCCCGTACCACTTCCTTGTAACACCAAGTCGGAATTAGATAAAGTTGTGAAAATTTCGTTCTGGATAAAATGTATTTGTGAACTACCGGAATCGGTTGCATACAGTTCAGTAAAGTTATTATTAAGTTTAAGTCCTGATATTCTGATAGTATCACCTGTACCATCATCAGCCTGTGTTCCGATGTCGATTACTTCCTGAGCCATGTTAGATACTCGCTAGGGTGATCTTTTTCCAGATTACTGTTGAACCATCGTAGTTGGCTGTGCAAACATACAAGTTAGTTGCGTCCCAAGATATGGATCCTGCCACGTCGCCTGTGTTTCCAACCGCAGTTGCAGTTTTTGTTGTTGTGATCACTAGTCTGTCTGCATTTACCTGCACCTGTCCTGTACCGTTTGGATCCAGTATGATGTTACCGTTCGTGTCAACATTGACCAATGAATTTCCGGATAATGAAAGGTTGCCAGACATCATTTCTGCGAAATTGCTGTTGACCTTGGTCATAGCGGTACGTAAGGTATCGCCCGTTGCTGGATTTCCTACTGTTCCTGTGTCTATCGTTAATCTTGCCATAATGTGTTATTCGTATTTATTAAATAGTAATATGTTCATAGAAACCCTAAAAACGATGAAGTTGCACAAGAGGGAGAGCAAACTGGGTACCATGCACAATTATCACAGGAAGAACCTGATCTATGTGTTCAAATGCGATGCCTGTTCGGAAGTGTTTAATAGGCCAAAAAGTAAAGTAGATCCAGATCGTGCCTCCAATGACTACAAACACGTGTGCAATAATTGTGATTCCAAGAAGTTTGCCCAGTCAGTGGGCGTCAAGATGCGTCGGGTGTATCAGTTGGACGCCAGCAGTACCAAGACTCTATAGTTCTTTCCATTTTATATCATCTCTATAACCATCTATCCATCTTTGTAAGTCGGCGTATGTGCCACACTTTATATTGGATTGATCAAAGTACCATTTCAAAAAAGTATTGCCTTCGATGTATTCTTTCCTGTTGATGAAATAAAAATTAGTTTTGGGGAATTTCCTAAACGTCTGCCTTAGATGATACATCCATTCGTATTTGAGATATGCTTTCATGCTGTCCCTGTTAGGATAGTTTACAGTATTTTTATAGATATTATTTTGTAGTCTACTAGGTTCATCCATTTCCCATTGTTGGGCACCCAGTATGTCAAATGCTAAAATCACAACGTTTTTGATTCCCGATTCGGCCGCCATCAGCACCGCCGAACAACCAGAACCTCTGGACTTGGAAAAGTCATTTGTTTTTATTTTTCCTTTTTTGATGTCCCCACCTCTCCATATCCTGTATATTTTTAGTCCCTCAGGAACTTCCATTTCTTTGTCACCTTCGCATATGAAATTCCATTTCGGTATGTCGTCTATTCCGTGTATCTCTGGAGATTCTTTGCCATCGTTGTGCCAACGCAGTAATTCATCATACATCTCAGGGCTGACTCCTACAATGTGATCACACAGCTTAGGATGATCCCTATATATGGCGTTGCACCCGTATATCTTGCCGTTGCCTTTTAACGTTTCTATTGGAAAAATATTTCTTGATTCACCGTTGCCTATTATGAAAGCTGTGTCCATTATACTCCAAAGGATTCTCCACAACCACACGAACTAGAACTGTTTGGATTTGATATCTCGAACTGTGAACCAAAGGTTTCTTCTACCCAGTCAATTTTCGTTCCAGCCACGTACAGCATGGATGTTTCATCAACAACAAATCTGCCTGTACCCCAGTCAGTCATTTCGTCGCCCTCCTTGATCTCTTCCTTTGTTGTTATGAATCCCCACTCGTATTTAAATCCTGCACAACCGCCACCTAGCACCGCCAGGCTCACTGCGTACTTGTCCGTATTCTTTTCAAGCAGTTTCTCCATTTGACCTTTTGCAGAATCTGTAATATCAAACCATTTCATACTAGTAATTATCTTTCTTTGTACCACTGTTTTGAATCCCCACGGACATCCAGAATTTTGTAGCATCTATTTTATTTTCAAAACTCATGTAGGCGTTTTGGTGCTCCCAGTGATTGGCCGGGTTTTCTATCTCACCTGCGGGTTTGAACCACCAACCCCACTTTCCGGTGCAATTTGTTTGGCACCAGTCTATGCAATCACCTGCTACACCGTTGTTGTTCATGTCTATGTTGAATTCAAAATGTTGCATGTAACCACAATCCTCTGGTATTTTTTCTAAACCTGGATTACTTCTCTGTACTTTTACTTTACCGTATGTGGTCATTACTTCCAGTTGTCCTCGACGAACTGGTCAGCACATTCCATCGGGTTTGGATTACCGTGGAACACTGCGACTTTGTTTCCATTCTCTATCTTAGCCGGATTCCTGAAAAACTTTCTGCCGTCCTTGGATAGCAGTTTGGTGTCTTTCAATCCCACCATTTCCCATTTGTAGGATCTTATCCATTCATCTGGCCAAAAGTTTGTGTCATTGATTGCTCTCTTTGTTATCCAGTCTTGGTCTCCGTGGTTCTGTTGCATAATCTGTGCGGATCTCTCCTGGAACTCATTCCAAACATAATTTAGTTTGCCCGACTGCCAACGCATGACGCTTGAATTACAAAGTGTCCAATCCTTAATTCTACATCTGTTGAAATCTCTTATTATCATAAATTTTCCTTGTTCCTTTAGGAATAGGTCATCAATATTATCAAATATAACCACATCGAGGTCGAAAAATAAAATATTTCCTTCAAGTGGGAACTCCGGGGAAAACATGTAGAGTTTGCTCCACCAAGACTTAATGTAAGGTTTATCTGTTGGGAATCTTATGATGTTAATCCCTTCGTCTATTCCTGACGGATCGTCTGTGACACAGTGGAACTGATATTCACATGTGGTGTGGCGTTTGACCATACTGGCAAGAACATTAACATATTTTGCAACATATTTGTTCCCCCATTTAACGCATACTACGTGATTCATAACCTTGTTTTAACCTTTCTATTTGTATCTGTTTCCAACTGTCGCTATCGAGAGTGTAAGGATATTCGCACTCTGTTGTGGGACCTGTAATTGTTCTAATACTTTTGATATTTAAATTATTATTCATTGTTTGATGTATATCTTGGATGGAGGCATCTGTGCCAAATGTCCTCTGTATGTCCACCTGTCCTATCTTTATGTAACCCAGTGACAGTTTAGGATCTTCCCAATCATATCCGTTATCTTTAAGCCATGTCCTGTATTGATCCATTTCTTCTTTTTTAAAGTCATGATCGGTTTCTGTTATCGTCTGTCCCCACTCGATGTCAAACTCGCCGGAGTAAAATTTTTGATGGTTAATTTCTGAGCATAGTGTTTCGGTCATGACGGGTGCATGTTCATCTCTAAATACCTCAAACAATGTCTTACCTACTTGTGACCAGTGTAGATAAACACCGCCCAACTCTCTGTCGTACCTGTTCTGCTTGAACAACTCAAAGTCTTTCTCATGCAAATCATGTCTAGGTGCATTCAAAAATGTTGTGATCTGAGAAGGTCTCATCCATTCAGGTTCTATTGCTTTTTTACGATCTGAGTTGACCCAACTTTCTATCTCATGACAGA